CCTAGATCCACTCCCGTATTGGTTCCAGTGAGAGTGTAATAGTAATATTTGATAGAATTTCTAAACTGAGAAGTCTTCCAATTTAGTTCTGTATCTACAATTCCAGCGTTTTCATTCTCTGTGCAGTCTGGTACTATTGGATTGGTATCTATTACCGATGTATTTCTAATTAACTCTGATGCACTTATTGGTTTAAAATCATCAGGTTTTATCTCACTAACACTAGAACTGTCCTTCCTTTGTTGAGCACGAAAGTTAGAACGTAAAGAACTAAATTTTATTTCACCAGAAGAATAATATGGACCTGCCTTTGAGACCGTCATTAATTTAGATTTTTTCTTTATTTATTAGAAATGATCGATTCTAGAACCTTTTTATGTGATATTCTTCTAATTCTTCTCTTTTCATTTTCCAGATATTCATGTGTTGCCTTTGCCTGCATGTAAATTTCTTTACCATCGATTTTTGCATCAAGAAACTCTTTGATAGACTCTTTATTAAACATTTCTAAACCGTTTGATACTTGTACAAAACTGTCTAATCCCCAGAAAGTTTTTTCTTTATAACAAGTTCTTGCATCAAGGAATTCTTCTCTGCATTTTTGTTCGAACGATTTTGTCCATTCAGTTTTATTTTCAGTCATATATCTCCAAAACTCAGAATCTGTTCTATTGGTGCAATAATGGAGACAGATGAAATCAACAATATCTCTGTATAAAGTTCTATTACTCTTGTTTATAATTACTCTGTTATATGATAAATTTTTTAATGTAGAATTTATTGTCATAAATTCTTGAATTTGTTGTATAATTATCTGAATGCCAGTTGCTTCTAGTGGTTCAATAAATCCGCTAGACAATCCAACTGCCATACAATTACCAATATAGTAATTGTCATAGTATCCAGGTTTATACTTAATAACTCGATCTGTTTCTAGATTTACGTTAAAGTTTTTAAGTAACCACTCATTATATTTTTCTCTCGCTTCATCATCAGAAGTAAATTTTGAGGAGTACAAATATCCAGTTCCATATCTCTGACCTATTGGTATCTGCCATATCCACCCATTTTCTGTTGCCTCACAGCAAGTATATGATGGAATATCTCTAAAATTATATGGAACTTGTTGTGGTATTGCTCTATCAATTGGTAAAGCATCTGAGACATCTATCCACTCTGGATTTAGATGCTTGAAAAGAACAGTATTAAATCCAGATGCATCAACAAACAAATCTGCCTCTATTTTCTTTCCAGATCTTAAGGTTAAACTTTTAATTTCTTTTCCATCACTATCAACCACTTCTACTACATCATCTATAAAATTGATAACATTTTGATATCCATTAATCATAAACTCAGAAAAAGCCTGAGTATCTACATGAAAGGCATATGCATAGTCATCAAATGGTTTGTTTGGAATATTTGTGGATGGATGATTATGAAGCATTCCACCATTGAATTTATTATTTGGTAATGAATAAATTGCACTAGTATTTGTATCTACATCAGAATTAACTTCAGCAAATCCATGAAAATAATCTTTCCCTGGTATCCAATTTTTAAAATGAATACCAAGTTTTAACGTTGCTTTTCCGCCCAAATGTTTTAAAAATTCTTGAGTCGATATACCCATGTGAGCGAGAAGTAATCTGAAAATAGGTGTTGTACTTTCTCCTACGGCAATATTTTTCTTACTAGCATCATATATGATTGAAATATCGACTAGATCTTTCCAATAATTTTTCATCATTGCAGCAGTTATCAATCCAGCAGTACCGGAACCAACGATTACAATTTTTTTCATGTTTTAGTGTGAATTATATTACTATTTAAACACCGTGGAAATCAGTCCAACCAACCCCAGTGTATCCTTGGAATCTGCCAACAGAAGTGTTGTAGATAATGGCACCTTCATACGGAGTCAAAGAAGTTTTTTGTGCATTATTAATTCTTGGTATAATTATCATTGGTTGAGTCGCTGATACGCCTCTAGTATTAACTAGACTTAAATCAATAACTGCTCTTGGAGAATAAGTACCAAATCCAATTGATGAACTATCATCTAAACTTAGATTTAAAGAAGAACCAAATAAACTTAATTTAGTATCATGAATTTGAATGTTTCCTGTATTATAATATTGATCATCACTATACAATGAAGTTGTTCCAATACCAATCTGTTCAAACTCAGCAAATCCTCTAACTTCAAAACTATTTGTTGGATTGGTTGTACCTATTCCAACACCAGAGAAAGTCCCTGTGGCAATTGAACAATCCAAATAATTATTAATTTGAGCATTAGTTGTATTAACTTGGAAGAAAGTTCCTATACCAAGAGGAGAGTCAACATTAACTGATTGGAAAGTATCTGGTAAATCTAATGTTCCAAAAATAGATCCACCAACATACAAATTTTGACCAATAAATGCGTTTTCGGTAACAGTTGAAGTTCCTACAACATGTAAGGTCTCATCTGGATTTGGATTACCAATACCCAGTTTGCCATCATAAGTAAGAGACATTAAATCATTATTTGTTTGACCATAAAGCCATTCAAATCTTCCAGTATTAATACCAGCGGCACCACCATGAAGATACATGTTGATGTTTCCTGTATCCTTATTGATAATATCTAATGTTTTATCGGTGTTACCAAATCTTAAAACACCGATACTATTGCCTACACCAGTTTGTTGTCCAATATTTAATTTAGATTCTCCAGTCTCAGAAACAATATCTAAAGAAGAACCAGATGATTTTCTAATTTGAATTTCTGCAGATGGAAGTGCTGTTCCAATTCCAAGTCTTCCGCCTTCAAGTGATGCTAATGCTGTTCCACCAGTACCAACATGTAAAAGTTTTGCAATTGTTGTGATACCTGGTCCAGTAGCAGAAACTTCTAGACTATCAGTAACTATTTTTGTTGTTGTAACAATACCAACATTCAGATTTGGAGTTCCAGAAAGACCCTCTGCCGTTGATGCAGTACCAACCAAACCACCAAGGGCAGTGATTGGGTTAGTAACGGTTAAGGAATCAAATAATGCTGTTGAGAACGTTACTATACCTGTTGGTTTATTGATATTAGAAGGAAGTCTATCATTATCCAGAGTTCCTGTAGCAATAGCATCAGCAGCATTTAATCCAGTTACACCAATACCCCATCCATACATTTTGGTGATGGTTGCAATACCTGAAACAATTACATCACCAGATGAATTGATTCCAACACCGCGAGTGAAGTCTGCTACGTTGTTATTTCCACCAACTTGGAAAGTAAATCTTGGATCTACTGTACCTACTCCAACATTTCCAGCGGCGTATATACTTGTATATCCCAGTCCTGCATCAATATCTACCCATTGAGATGTAGGCATTCCCTGCAAATATCTTGCATCACCATAGTAAGTGACTATGCCACTTTTTGCGGTGATAATACCAGAGTAAAAAGAAGTAATACCAACTTCTAATCCCCTCTGTACAGTCCCAAAACCAATGAAGGCATCTTGAACTGTGGCAAGTCCAACAACGTTCAGGCAGGTGCTAGTATCTGTAGTACCTCTTATGTCCAGGAAGGCAGTTGGAATTGAGGTTCCAATTCCAACCAGACCAGTTGAACTTACTACAAAATTATCTTCATCAACCTGAACCCCATTACGAAAATTAAACGACTTCCTAAAATTTGCCATCTTATATGGTTTTTAGTTATTTATTAGTGGTTACCCTCAAGCTTTTCTACCTTGGCAGATAGTTCTTTAATTGCTTCAACCAGAAGTGGTACAATCTTCTGATAATCGACTGCAAGATAACCATTATCTCTTTCAGTAACTGCTTCAGGAAGAACAGCAAGAACTTCTTGTGCAATCACACCAACATCATGTCCTTCTTTGTTTGATTTTTCATTCCAATCATATGTGTTACCACTGATTGAAAGAACCTTAGCAAGAGGATCATCGATTGGAGTAATGTTATCCTTGAGTCTAGAGTCTGAACTATAGAATGCAGTGATATCATCAGTTACACTCAGAATACCAGTGATAACTGTGTTGCCAGAAATACTAGTTGCAGCACTAACATGGACTGTTCCATCATTAGAAGTGATTGTAAGAATACCAACCGAAGTGTCAATAGTATTATCACCAAGAATTCCAATTCTTACATTATCAATGGTTGCTCCATTATTAGCATCTAAAGTATTTGTGAATGTTGAAAGACCAGTAACATTAATATTTCTTCCAATATTAACATCTTTTTCAATTCCAACTCCACCATTAACAACCAGTGCTCCAGTATCTTTATCAAAGGATTCTGTTGTATTGGTAACTTCAATGTGACCCGTAACTTTTACGTTATCGTTTATATTGACATATTCATTAAATTTGGTTTCACCATTGAATGTAACAGGTCCATCAAACTGTGAAAGAACCGTGCCAGAATTGCCACCTTCAACTTTGAGTCTTTCTTTAATAACAACTTCATCAAATACTGCACTTAAGATACTTGATTCTTGACCAGTTGTTGTTGGGATTGGAGCATCAAATGTTCTTTCTTGACCAGTTGCAGAACTAACTCTCTTGTTACCAATGTAGAAGTCACCATCATTGTTCATTCCAGTATAAACAATGATTCCACCTGCTTTTTCTTGAGCTTGAGCAAGGAATATTTCTCTTTCGTTTAGAGATTTAACTTGAACTTGTGGTAAACCTGTTGAGTAGTTGCCAGGTCCGAATCCAAGATATTCAAATGTATGACCAGATGCACGGGCAATAGCAGGTCTTCTAACTTCACTTGGAATTGGTTTAATCTTTTTGATTAAAGATTCTGCTTTGTGCTCACTAATAACAGTGCCCAGTTGTCCGCGTAGGACGCTAATTTCATTAGTGAGAGAACCACTCAGAGTGCTGCTGGTGATTTTCATGATCTCTTCACCAACTTGAATAAATGATCCAAGTGGGAATCTTGCAACAGTTCCAATACCAGAATTTGGCAGAGAAACTTGAAGAGTGGAAGAACCTGTAGTAATATCTCCTAGCAGAGTGAGATGATCATTACCATAGAGAGTGATGCTTCTAGTTCCAAGGTTTTCATTGGTTGAATCGGAGATAGCATCGTTAGCAGAAATACCATGTCTTAAGACATGTGTTGGAGTTCCAACTGTTGCTGATGTATGAATAGTAAAGGTGCTTACACCAACTCTCTCTTTAACTAAGTAATCCCCTAGATTATTTGAGTTGGCATCTACAAATCTAAATCTGTTTCCAGCAAACAATCCATGAGCAGTAGAGCATGTGACCGTTGATATACCAGTTACAGAATCATATGCTGTTATTGCGGAAATATTAATGGAAGGTCCAAGAGGCAATACATAAGATCCTTGAATAATTACAGGATCACCGCCAGTATGTGCTACTGCAATCTGATTCTTGGCAGGAACAGAAGTGATTCTATAATGTCCATCAGATGTTGTTCCAATACCAGTTATTTGAATAACATCACCAACATTTGTAGAAATTCCACTTGTTGCTACTGTAATATTGGCACTTGCAGATCCACCAATAGTGTTGCTATCAAAGTATAGTGTATCACCATTATCATATCCAGAACCAGAATTAATTATTCTTACGTCTTCTACTTGTTGAGATCCATTAACTATAACCTTTGCAGTTGCTCCATTCCATGTGGAAAGAGTGACTTCATTGTAAAGTTTTACATTATAATAAGTTCCAGTGCTATGACCACTACCACCATTAAGTGTTTGATATGTTGAAATTCCGGAGAATCCATGCTCCCTATCAAAGGTGATGGTAGAAATGCCTGATGAAGTCGTGACCCCAGTAATTGTTAGACCTTTGTGGAAAGATTTTAATGTAAGATCTACACTTTCTCTAGTAATACTTCTCTTGAGATCATTAGTGATAACTTCTCCAACTGGTGATCTCTTAGCATAAGAAACCGCAGACTGTGGGGAATCATTTTCATTATCCTTATCTAACTGTGGATAAAGATCCTCAATTTGTTGGCTGTACTGATATGATGTAAATTCTGTTTGTGGTGAGTTGTTAGCGTTAGTAACATATAGATGATATACACCATCTTGTACTTGATAAATGTAAGGAGTGATAGTTTCTTTTCTGTAAATATACAGATTTTTCTTAAGATCATTCCTTTCAAATCTTGGTAATGCTGTTGATCTTACATGAGTATTGTTGTCAAATGTTCCCAGATCATGAACATCTCCAAATACATCTGTTGTTTCATATGTGAATGTATTTGCATTTGGAATGGTTGTAACTTCAAATGTTCCATTAAATCCAACATTATCTGAACCAGTTGAATTAGTGCTACTAGTTACATTCTTAATAATGACACGATCGCCAATATCAAGACCGTGTGGTAGATCCGCAATTACAGTTACTTGTGTTGAGAAAACTGTACAAGTAGAAATAAATCTTGAGTTTCTATTATAATCAAAATCTTCAGAAGTGATTGATGTTAGACTAAAGTCAGAATTACTTCTTGCTCCAGTTGTGGATGTTTCTTGAATAATAAATCCTTCTCCAGGATCTTTTGCGTTAGGAACATCCTGAGGAATTACATATCTAACTTTGAAGATTTTTTCATCCAAACTTCTTGGATCTTCTGTTCTTAAAATGTAAGAATCGTTAGATCTTACACCAATTCCTGCAACTCCCTGGGATTCTAGAACTCTATAAACTTCATTATTCAGGTCAGAAATGACAAACCAGTTGGAATATACACTGTCCCATTGCATTGGGTGACCAATATCACCAGGATTTTTATCAGATACTCTACTTTCTATACGAAGTTCTGTTCCACCATAGATTGTAATTGCTAGACCATTGTCCGCATTAGCTTTTGTTGATGCAACTTTTATAGTAGATGTGCTACTTCTGATTGCATAGTAAATTGTATTTGGTTTTATATTTTCTGGAAGATCTCCAGAATCACTGAGAACACGAATTGTTTCTCCAGTTCTAATATTGTGAGCACCAATGGTTAATATATTGGAAGGAGTTCCAGATGGACCACTTGTTACCTTATATGTTTTTTCTGAAGTTACTGATGCATATGCGACAGTAGAACCAGATCCAACAATAACATCGGACATTCTGATTGGTGCTACACTGGTTCCAGAACCAGCAATAACATGCAATTTATCATCTAGTCTCGCACCAATTCTATAACCTTGTGTAATATTTGGTGGAGCGATATCAACGTTATCATATCCAAAGAGATATAAATGACTTGAAATGCCAATGTGGGTTGTTAGACCCACATCAAAGGAGACCCAATCGATCTGTTCTTGGGGAGCAGTGATTGCTCTTGGAGTGATTACGTTTGTAATGTAACCATGAGTGTCTTTATTGAATGCTGCTTTTCTAAATCCTTCGGCATGTAGAGAATGCTGTCCAAAGTTGGAGTTGGAGTTAGTAATAGAAGCGTCTCCACCAGTTCTAATATCAAAGTGGAAAGTAAATCCAATTGCGAACACAGAAACGATCTGTACGAATGCATCATTCGACATCTTAATGTGACTGGTTTCCCAACCACTTCTGTAACTGGCGTCGGAATCTAAGTGATAAACTGTATTTGGATCCGTTGATGAAGATTCTGAAGCAAGAAGATCACCAGTTCTCTTTACAATAGGGATAGAATCATATCCTCTTGATGACTTGTTGTATTTTACAAAAGCTCTATCATCTTTTTGTAGAGAAATTGCCGTGAATTGTGCGACAACCATAGAACGGAAACCAGATGCTTTCCTTCCATCAGCGTGCATACCCTGCATACCGAAGACAGAACGCATTGAAACGTTGAAGATATATGGAGAAGCACCTGAAACTGTATCAGTCTCGATAGTAACAGTTGCCGATGAAACTCCAGGAGATGCAGGTAAAGTTGGTCTAATATAGCTGAGAGCGTATGTGAATTGAGTTGAACTCAATACAGCCTGAACTTTTCCTGAAATATTATAGTCTTCAACATCAACTCCTTTAATTTTAATAGGAGTATCTGCTGTCAAACCATGTTCTGTTGCGGTTGTAACTGTGATAACCGTGTTTGGGGTAGATCCATCACCAGAAATAACTGAAGAAATTTCGATAGGATCAGCTGCAAAAGCACCAACAATCTCCCATTCTGGTCTTTGTGGATAAAAACCTAGATTATCATCTGGATATTTCTGATCGACATCTCTACCAGATGCTAAGTTAAAAGCATTTGATAGTTTGCTATAGTACATCTGGAGATCAGTTAGATCATATCCAGAAGGAACATTTACACCATCGGCATACTCAAAGCATGTGACTTTATGGTGAGAGAATGTTGGTTTTGATTGATTGTTAGAAGAGAAGTCTGATGGATCTGTATAGACTTTGCCATCTTCTTTACCATCAAAGATTGAGAATTGCCAGAAATAACATGCACCAGTTACTCTGAAAATTGCTGTTGATTCTACATCATTATCAGTTGGGTTTGGAACATACTTAGGTCTAATCTTGGTCTTTCTTAGGTCAAGACCAACTAGAGATGTGCCTCTAGGTACAATAACACCACCATTAATACTATTAAACTTATAGAGAATATTATCACTCTGAGTTAAGTCAAATACAGACTCTAGAGTTAAAGAAAGAACATCTTGAGCTGCTGTTGATGATCCTGCTGGGGATATTGCTTTAGCACCACTATCATCTTTAATTGCAAAACCTGGTCTATTATCAACGATGTGCTCTCCTGGCATGAGAAGAACAGTTGTCTTCTCTACGATATCATTATTACTACCTTTCAAATAAGAGAATCTTGCAGACTCAATCAGTGCTCTTTGAATTGTTTTGAAAGGTTTTGTCAGTGAATTACCTTCATTTGTGATATCATCACTGGAGTTAATATCGTTAGGATTAACGTAAAGTATTCTCCCTTCGGTACTCTTAATAAAGTTCTCTAGCTTATTGAGAGGCATCGGATTATAATCGCCAAAATATTTCTATGTTTTATTTATCAACCCATTAAATCCTCTTCATCGTGCTGTACGATATCTTCTGGGTCTTCTGGCATGTCCTCTGGATTTTCTAAATCCACTGGAAATAAACAAGGATGCACTTCCTCATCTATCAAGTAGAAAGAACTTCGATATAAATCCTCTGGTTCAAATGATGTATTTTTATCTGCCTCTTTACACAAATCTTGGTCATACAAATGACCATCAGGTAACTCATCAAAAGTGAATGGCAATTGATTGATGAAATACATCTTTACTATGATGCTGGCATTATTATACCAACAATATGCTGTATCGATTTTATAAGACATATTCATAGTTTTGTCTTATTTATTTTTATAGGACGAGAGGGACTTGAACCCTCACGAGCGTAATGCTCAACAGATTTTAAGTCTGGTGTGTCTACCAATTCCACCACCGTCCCAGGTGCTCCTTGCGTGGATCGAACACGCCTCAGGCGAATTATGAGTTCGCTGCATTCACCAGATTGCTAAAGGAGCATTCGCTATTCGCAAATAGCGAATAGGAGTACTGGGAGTTGAACCCAGACTACCCCGTTATAAGCAGGGCGCTCTAACCATTAAGCTATACTCCCGCAGATGAACTACGATGCTTCGTTATTGTTCTCCATGTATATTCGATACAGTTCATCATCTGCTGGTATCATAACTGCTGCTGTTCCATCTTCCCTAACGATGCCTATTCGCTCTCCTTTTTCCACACGTTCTAGGAGAGCATCAAAGTTGTCTTCCCACTCTTTCAAAGTAAAAACTTCCATAGTTGATTTATTTATCAGTACTCCTCACCTTGAATTGCCAGATCAGCATACTCAATTTGATCCTCATCAAGATTAGCAGTAACGACCTCAAGAACGTTCATAAACTCTTGAACAGTTTCACACTCTACCATCTTTTCATTTCCCTCATCACTCAGGAGAAGGAAGGAGCGAGTGCAAACGTCGATCACGATGCCTTGAACGCATTCGGTGTTGCTCATGGGTGTTCCGTTGATTACCCACATATTATAGGGCATCCGCGATGGGGTGTCAACTGTGCCGATTATGGAACTGGTCAGGTCTTCATAATGAAAGCAAGAGCATAATATGGAGGTCTATTTTCGTGATAATCACTACCACCCTGAGAAGCAGTTGTGTTGTTGGAGTGGTTGACAGCATCACCAGATCCATTACCTGCTTGGTCTTGACCACCACCAGGAGAGTTTGCTCTTGAATATGTGTGGTTGTGAGATGGCATCTCAGCAATCGTCAATTGATGAGCAACACTACCACCAGTATTTCCTGGTGCATAGTTACCACTAATGGTACCGGTATCGGCATTAAATGTTACACCACTAGAACCATCACTATAAGCACCAACAATAAACTTATCTCTTAAGTCTGGAGTACTATTAGTACCATCACAAAGGACCCAACCTGATGGAATTGCTGCAATCGTTCCAGACCACATAATAATTCCACCAGAAGGTACAGATGATCCAGCACCACCAGTTATTCCTTGAGTTCCTTGAGTTCCTGTCCCAGTTATTCCTTGAGTTCCATCAGTTCCCTGAGTTCCATCAGTTCCCTGAGCACCTGTTATTCCTTGAGCACCCTGAGTTCCGTCTCCACCATCAGTTCCCTGAGTTCCAGTTGTTCCCTGAGTTCCAGTTGTTCCCTGAGTTCCATTAGTACCTTGTGTTCCATTAGTGCCTTGTGTTCCTTGTGTCCCCTGAGCACCTTGTGCTCCCTGTATGCCCTGAATACCTTGAGTACCTTGAGTACCCTCATCACCAGAAATTCCTTGAATACCCTGAGTTCCTTGTGTCCCCTGAGCACCTTGTGCCCCCTGAGCACCTTGTGCTCCCTGGGCACCTTGAATACCTTGTATTCCTTGAGTCCCTTGAGTGCCCTGTACTCCTTGAGTCCCCTGTACTCCTTGAATTCCTTGGACACCTTGAAGAGCTGCTGTTGATATTTTCTCCCATTTAACGCCACTAGCATCTCCGATTAGAACGGATGTTGCAGCACCAACATTACCATAAAAGTCTGTTAGAGTACTTTCTAACTCTAGGTTATTATTGAATGTGGCGACACCAACCACATCAAGACCACCACCAGTAACTCTTAGACCAGATCTTGCTGTGGCAATACCGATTGAATCAACATTAACTACGTTTTCATAGGTAAGATCACCAAGAACAAATAAATCTCCCACAACTGTGGCGATACCACTAGCGTAAATATTTCTTGTAGTTAAATCGTCCCCTAAAGTAGCACCCCCTCCAGCACTGAGATTTGGCGCATGAAGAGTTCCCGAAACGAAAAGATCGTTTTCGAATGTACCAATTCCAGTGAAAAAGGATTGTTGAGAAACAGAAAGATTACCTGTTATATCTACAGTCGTGCCAATACCTACTTTCTGCCCGCCAGTGGTAGTGTAATTTAATTTTTTAGCAACTTGAGCTAGTTCAAGTGGTATTGCCATCTACTAAATTACTTCATTTCCATTATTGATTATTTATCACAAGGACTACCACTTCTTAACGGGGCAAGATTCCCATCCAATTCTCACTTTGAGTGGCATGAAACAACCACATTTTTTACATTGTTTAGTTGGTTTGAAGAAATGCTCACATTGTAGGCATAGTTTCATTCTATCAATTGCTTGTCTATTTTCTTCAACCATCCCCACTCAACTCCGCTTCTGCCTGTGCAAGAATATCATCATTTGGATCATATGTGTATGATATATTAGAAAGTATATCATCAATATTCAAACTATGCTCAGTAATATACTGTGAAACATTTCCCATCACAGCATCTTTTAACCTACTATCTCCATTTACTGCATAGTATTCTGCGAGAAGCATAATATCTCCACTAAGATATCTTCCCGTAGGAACTGAAGGCATTAGAGGACTAAAAGTAGTTGTAGTAATACCTACAGTAGTTGTTGCCTCTTCTTCCTTCCTAACAGATGTTCTTTGCTGTCCAACACTAATATCTGGATTTATAATACTATCGGATGAAACCAGAAAATCTGGATCATAATGAGAAACTGCATCATCAATATCTTCTAATGATGCATTTGGTGGAATTGGTACTTTTGCCTTTGAATTATTCTCAAACTCAACGGTAATTTGTCCTGCGGAAATTTCTAAAATTGTATAGTTCATTATAAATTAGTGCTTGTGTTGTATTTATTTAAAATTCACCAGGCATCTGTGGAATTGGTGGTTCTGAATCGAGTACCGTTCGTCCTCCAAGAGTTCCTTGATTGATAAAATGAACAATACTGGAGAATTGATACTGAGGTCTCCTCTCATACAAATAACATCCAGCAAGACCACCTGCAGATCCTGCTGAACCATTAGTATAGTTTCCGTTAAATCCAGTATCTCCAGTATCTCCAGTATTACCATATGTACCACCAGTTCCACCATCTCCACCGTCACCAGCATTAGTTCCACCAGCACTACCAGAATATCCTCCACCTGGGGTTGCGCCCGTATCAGATCCTGCACCATAACCACCATAACCACCATCTCCACCATCATAGTAGGTATATGCAGTAGATGGACAAAGCCATCTATTTCCACCTTCGGCACAACCGGAACCACTCACATATCCACCACTACAAGGAGCAGTATCTGAACAAGATTTTCCACAACAAACAGGACATGTACAAAGAGGATATGCATAATAAACTGTAGAAGTCGTATATCCCTGCCCACCAGTTCCACCAAGTCCTCCTGCTCCACCTCCGCCATAGATGGAACCTTGGTTGTCAATAAAAATTCCATTGCCCCTTGTATTAGGATTACCCCCATCAACATAAATGGCAGTTCCACCTTCACCTTGGATTTTGTTATAGTTAAGACCAACATCGGGAGAACTTGCAGCTCTACCACCGCCACCTAATATTGTTCCTTTATTTAAAATATAGATTGTTCCTCTGTATCCAGGAACATATAAAGCAAACACATAATTTGCATGATACTGAACATTTCCCCACGTATGAACACCAGCACCAACTGTTACACCACTATCAATGACTATTGTCTTTTGGTTATCACCATATAAAATGTCATTTGAAAATAAATTAGCAACATTTACATTAGTTGTATTACCAGTAATATGTGCGGTAAAGTTTGATGTTAGTGTAAATGGTATTGATCCTAATGACATTTTTAATAAACACCAGTACCAGTAATTAGAAATTCGTTAGATGCTATGCATAAAATGGTTGCAATCCCTCTTTGTGCTAGTGTTCTACTTCCTATAGATGATGTGCCAGGAAGTCTTAATGTAATTCCAGATCCTGATGTAATAGCAAGAGGAGAACTAGTATCGTTATATATGAGAATACTTTCACCAGCAGAAAAAATATTTTGAGGTATAGTTACATTAGCACTCATTTTCACAATGGTTCCTGCATCAGAAGCTGTAAGCGTATAAGCAGATCCCTGTGAAGAAATTGATAGAGTTGCTCCTACTCCACCAGAAAGTCCTTGAATTCCTTGAACTCCCTGAAGACCTCCACCAACTTCTACCCAAGCACCATCTCTTCTAAGTTTAATGCCCACAACTACTTACCTCCTTATGGTTTCGTTGGCCAAATAACACCACTAATACCAAGTCTTGTAGTATTATCTAGTACGGGTGTTGAGTTATCTGGAAGGTCTCTAAGTGCCCGACGATATGCTAACTGCTCATCAGTTGGTGTTCTATCAGGAAGAACCCACCAGTCAGTTTCAGCAATGAGACGATCTCTTTCTTGACGTAGACGTCTCATTGGTTCTGCTGCTTTGAGTTCTTCTATTTTTGCATCTACTTGTGCTTTTGTTGGTTTTGGAATGTCTGATGATAACCATTGAATAGAATTATAATCCTCACAATTAGTCATTCCCCAATTAGCATCTGGTGCAAGTTCTAATATTGCCTTAGTAATATCCATTATCCTGAAACCTCCATTGCCATGATACTTGAAGATGGTTTGCCATCATATTCTCCAGCCAACTCTTGATTTGCCTGAGATGTATTGAGATAGACAACATTTGTGCTATATGATGCCATTTGTATTTTATATGTTACAGAAGATGTTGTTGCTGGGGAATCTAAGAATACAATTTGTGCAGGAACATTATGATATATTCCATAACTACTTGGGGGGTGAGTATTTACAACTCTAGTTACACGGGGGCGAGTTCCATCTGCATCACCAAGATAGATATCTGTCGAATTTCGAACTAATCTTAATTTAGAATCGTAAGCAGTAGAAGCACCAATATTCATATCGGCAATGATAAGTATTTTGTTGGATGAAGATTGGGGAGTAATTGTGACCGATAAACCACTATCTCCGAATGTAGATCCTGTCACAGAAGAACTATCACTTTTTATTGTTTGAACACACTGAATAATACCACCACCACTGGCACCAACAGGCAGTCCGTCTCTTGGATAAATTTTATTCGTTCTTAATTCTGACATTATCCTGAGACCTCCATGAGTATCAAAGAAGAATTTCCACCATTTTCAGAAATTCTTACTCTAGTTCCAGAAGCCAAATAAAATTGAAGTTTGTATTGGACAGCAGAAGTTGTTGAAGGACTATCTAAAAACATCATTGATACTGGAACAACGCTATATACACCAGTTGTCCCATAATCGTAACTTCTGTGACGGGTACTGCATATTGTATTACCACCCCTATCAATTCTATAATGTGCGTGAAGATCTTGTACATTGTCACCAATAGTAGATAAAAAATGACAAGAGACTAATATTTTACTACTGGAAAATTTTGGAGTTATTGATGCAGTAAGTGTGGTATCGGTCCAAGTCGTAGCAGTAGTTAATTCATCTTGGAATGTTATTTGACTTTGGACAACCTGTATAATACCACCACCGCCACCAGTGGGAACACCAGTCGTTGGAATAATTCTATCTACTCTTAATTCAGAAGTCATTTATCAAACAGGTTCAGTATAAATTTTATTTATTGTGGTTCTTGGGGCCATTGTACATCTTTAACAAATGGTCCATCTAAAGTAGGATTAGCAGTGCTTGGAAGATCTCTTAGTGCTTGTCTATAGGTTGCCCACTCTGCTTTTGTAGAGTCTGATAAGGGACTATCAGGACCTTGAGTCCAATCACAATTTTGAAGAAGTCTGTTCCTATGCGCTTTTAATCTATTCATAGGTTCAGCATTTCTCAATTCTACTAATTTAGCATTGACTTCTTCTTTAGTTGGAGGATTGGGAATTAGTGTTTCATCCCATACAATATTTTCATAAATGTCTTCACCTTTTATGAAAAAAGATCCTGAAATATTTCCAGTCAAAGCATGAACTGCTTGTCCTATAGTAACATCAGGTAACATATTTTTCTCCTACTAATCTTGAGTGTATATTCCAGTATGGTATACTCTATATGTATTGTTAGTGCTACTATTATAAGCACTAATTCCGCTTATTTGTAGACTTTGAGTTCCATTTGGATCCCAAGGAATAATCAAGGGAGTGCAGTCGTAATTATAATACCAATCATAGTGTGCTTGCATATCATACATTCCCTGGTTAAGGTTTTTTCCTGTTTGATGATACCACCCTGCCAAATATCCATGGTTGGTACTACCATTATGCTGATAAAAGACTAATATCGATATTGCTTTGACGTTGCTTCCAGTTGCTCCACTAATATTTCCTAAAGTCTGAGAGGTGTTATTGTATGAAGTATGCCAAGTTATATCAGTAGCAACCAAAGTAGTCTGTCCCCTTGGAAAAGTAATTTGACTAAACTCGCCACTACCACCAATTCTTTCAATAGTGCTTGTTTGAATGTTACTTACATTTAAAGTTCCCATATTACCTCCTTATACGATTACCCAGGTTCCATGAATTGTCATTGTGGATGCAAGAGAAACTGGTCCTGCATTGAATGCATTAACACTTGTTGTTATATAGTATCCGTTACTGTTATTTAATGTATTTTCGAATGCCAAGAATCCATCACCAATATACAAACCAACAAACGAATTTGCTATACCTACAAGATCACCTCTAGTTACATCATTAGTTTGTATTCCAACATTTCCAGTAAAGACAGTTGTTGTTCCACCACCAACTCCTCCACCTCCACCAGTGAGAGTTAGATCAAACCACAAGTCTCCATCACAAACATCAGATGTTGGTTCTACATCTGAGATATACTTCTTGCCATAAGCATTACTTGTTGTTTGAATACCAATATTATTAGATCCGTCCAGTGCTATTGGATTTGTGCATGAGTAATCATACTGAATGATTCCAGATACAGATCCAGAAACACCTGCAGTTCCTTGAGCACCTTCTGCACCTTGAGCACCTTGGACTCCTTGAGCACCTTGTGCTCCTTGAATTCCTTGACCCTGAATACCTTGGGCACCTTGAGTTCCTTGAGGACCAGCATCGCTAATGTTTATAGTTCCTGCCATGCCAGCATGGTATTCACAAACATAATACAAAGTACTTGGAGCATTTCCAGGAACTGTGAATGTTATGGTTCCTGTAGCTCTGTTTCCATCAACAGTTATGCCAGTCGTGTATTGATTAAGAGAATTATATGCGCCAGAACTAGTTTGAATTCGGAATGGGTGTCCCGAAGCATTCATATCAAAAATATAAGTAAATCCTCTTATTAATTCGAGTGTTGGATCATTTGCTCCGTCAATAACATAATCACTAGATCCATTATTGGTTACAGTAAATGTTCTGGCACCAGTTGTTCCAGTCGTTCCCTGAGTACCTTGTGCTCCTTGTATCCCCTGAATACCTTGAGTACCTTGACCGCCACCTCCACCTTGAATACCAGAAATACCTTGAATGCCTTGTATTCCTTGAATACCCTGAGCACCTTCACCAGTTGTACCTTGAGTACCCTGAGCACCATCAGTGCCTTGAGTACCTATAGATCCTTCATCACCAGAAATACCTTGTATTCCTTGTGTTCCTTGAACACCCTGACGACCTTGTATCCCCTGAATACCTTGAATACCTTGAGCACCGGTAGTACCTTGAGCACCGGTAGTTCCTTGAGTTCCAGTACCTACGGTTCCCTGAGTTCCAGCATCACCTGTTCTTGAGAAGGTAATGACAATATCATCATTATTACTGAAAGAACCTAAACCAGAAAGATAATTACATGGGAACTTAAAGTATCCAGATGCTTCCGTATAAGAACCATCTATTTCAAAAGCAACAAACTCTGATTGTGGATCAGAAACTAGAGCGACTTTAAAATAACCCTTAATCGACGAATTAGATCCACCAATACTTCTTAGAAAGTCTTGTACATCCGTTCCAGGAGCATCTCGGTCATCAATATACATGTACGTTGCAACCGATAAAGTTGCACTATTAAACCTTAACTTTCCTTGACCAGGATCAGAATCTGACGTTATCGTATCAAAATTATAGTCTAGAGAAGCACCTCCAAAGACGCCGTCTCTACCCTGAGTTCCTTGAGAACCTTGTATAGCTTGTGGTCCTTGAAGACCCTGAGTTCCTTGGGCACCTTGAACTCCAAAGACTCCTTGTGTTCCATCAACGCCCTGTGTTCCAGTCCCACCTTGAATACCCTGTATTCCTTGGATACCTTGAATGCCCTGAGTACCATCAGATCCTTGAATACCGATTTCTCCTTGAATTCCCTGAGTACCCTGAGCACCTTGAGATCCATCAATACCTTGAGATCCAATTGCACCTTGAGCACCTAACTCACCCTGAGCACCTGTAGTTCCTTGTGCTCCTTGAATACCCTGAATGCCTTGAATACCCTGAGTACCAAAAGCACCTTGAATACCTTGGATACCCTGAACACCAGGATTTCCCTGAATGCCTTGAGCACCAGATGCACCAACATCACCAGTTCTTGCAAAAGTAATAATAACGTCTTCACTGTTACTAAATGAATTTGCGCCAGAAACTTTAGTACATGGAACTTTGAAATATCCAGTTGCTTCAACTATGGAACCATCAATAGTGAATATTGCAAAGTCCTCAGCATTTAATTTATTTGATACTCTGAAGTGACCCTTAATTGTAGATGTAGAATCATCAATAGTTCTTAAAAACTGTTGAATATCCGTTCCATTATCATCTTGGTCATCAATGAATAATTGTGATGCTGAAGATAATGATGCATTATTAAACTTTAAATTTCCCTGTCCAGGATCATCATCTGTAACACTTGTGGAGAAAGTATAATCAAAAGTAGCTCCTCCAAAGTTACCCTCTATGCCCTGGATACCTTGAATACCCTGTGTTCCTTGAGTTCCCTGTTCTCCTTGAATACCCTGAATACCTTGAGAACCAAGACTACCAACATCACCTTGAGACCCTTGAATACCCTGTATTCCTTGAATACCCTGAAGACCAGCACCAGTGATACCTTGAATACCTTGAGTGCCATCAAGACCTTGGGTTCCAGTTTCACCTTGTATTCCCTGAACACCTTGATCTCCTTGGGATCCCTGAAGACCTAAGTCACCTTGAATACCCTGAATACCTTGGGTTCCTTGAATACCTTGAATACCTTGGGTTCCTTGACGACCTTGAGTTCCTTGTGTCCCCTGAACCCCCTGAATACCTTGAATACCTTGAATACCCTGAGCACCAGCATTCTTGTATGTAATTACATCAACAATTTCACCTGCATCTAGTGCTTCGGTTAGAGTTAATGTATCACCACCAGACAATGTATATTCATTTGGAGTTAAATGAACACCATTCAAATACACATCTACGTTAGTTGTTAGATCATATGATATTGTGAATGATGTCTGACCTTGAGTTGCAACAAAGTTATAAACAAATCTATTAAATCCAAGAACGTCTGTACTGATTGCCCAACTAACACCGATACCAGTAGATGATAGAACAGATCCAGCGGTTCCGACATTTCCCCAATAATCGGTTATGGTGCTTGTCAGTTTTAATCCACCTTCAACATGAAGGGTTGCTTCCGGATTAGTTGTCCCGACTCCAACCGCCTTTGTTACTGGATTGAATACGAGAAGAGAATCTGCAGAAAAATCGTTTGCATCATTAAAGAGTATCTGTCCAGGAGCACCAGGAGCAAATACTGTTACTGTTGATATGTCTCCACTTGCTGATGCAGATACTGCTGCTCCTACAAAATTTAATTTCGATACACTATTCGCTGTTCCAACAAGTATCCCCTCATCAAAAACACTAATACCACTAACTAGTGTTGCTGGTGGAAGTTCTTGCCAATATCTATCACTATCTTCACCATTTTCAATAGTTACGAGATTATAATATCTTGGAGAGAGTGGAATATTCTTTTCTCCAGGATATCCCAAATGAGGTTCTGCTTCACTTAGAGACAAATACTGATATCTGTCGGTTGAAATTGCCGACTGGGGAACTCTTTTTGCTCTATTACTAAGATATTTTGCCATTATACCGTAGAGTTCTCTAGAATACTACAAATGAATTCCATTTGAAGTGGAGCAACTTGTCCCCCACTTACATAAGTGTGTGCAATTCCAGCAACAACACCAGCATCAGTTACAAAAGTTTTAGATGTTCCTACAGATCCTTCAATACTTGTGATTGTAAATGACTGTTGAGGTGCAGGGAAAATAGTTGTGTTTATTCCACTATTGGCTGGACACGTAAATCCTAACCCACTCATTGTTACTTGATCACCAACATCAAAATTATGTGCTACTGAAGTAACTACAGTCGTGATTCCAGTGTTATTATCATATACACAACTGGTAACTCCAACTGTTCCAGATTGGTTTCCTTCAATGATAATAGAGTCGGATATAAGTGCTGTTCTTTCTAAGACTAATCTACCATCAATCATAATTAAAGAATCATTAGGAGGTACTTCCCCACCTTTAATGATTCTGATATTTCTTGTATTGCCTGATGTCTTTGTTGCTACACTTCTTCTTCTATGAGTAAAGGTTACTGATGGGTATGTGCCTATCCCAACATTGGCAACCTGTGCATATAGAAGAATAGCAGAAACACCTACGGGAGTAGTATAAACTGTTTGTTCCCCCGGAGCAACTGGAACAGCAATAGTAATAAATTTGTTTAGTGGTGCTACTGCCATATTATCTCAAAGCAAGTATTAACGGTGTGACTTCTGCTTGAATTGCTCTACTAAAATCTCTTCCTCGGATTGTGGATGTTGTTTGATCAACTTGAATTCCTGCGCCAATGTCAAAATTACCTTTTTGGTCGGTGCTAGTGAATGGAATTTGTGCTCCATCTCTAGCAACAATTTCATTCTCTTTTATAGGAACAGCACCTTGGAAGGGTGTTGAGGTATTTATATCTATACCCGTACCAATATATTCGAATGAATGGCTGCTGGTCAGAATTCTACTGATTCTTCTTATTTCAACTGCATCATTCTCAAACAATTCAAAAGGAATAAATTCATTGAATGTTACTGTTGTAATTCCAGTTACTGTTGGATCAGTTGCTTCAGATACAGTAAAGTATGATGGAGTCATTACAGCAGTTGCAAGACCAGTGTTACCCTCAATATCAACAACAATGTTTTGTGTTGGTAGATAGCATCTACCTGTGCTAACAACATCGACAGCAGTAATTGTACCAGCAGCACTTACTGTTGCACTACCTTGAGCGATGATACCTTGTGGTCCTTTTGGAGTTAAAGTTCCATCAAAGTCTCTAATAATTACATTCGGTGGAGATGTTTCACTGAATCCAGATCCACCATCGATAATTTCTATCCTATCTAATTCCTTCAAAGGTGCAGTGATAACTCCACTGCCGACTGCATCTGGATAATTGTCCAGGTTAATTTTGAACCATAGTGATTGACCATCATATGGTTTTCTTGCCACTGAGGCATAATCAACTACATTTTTGAATGTAATAGTATCCAGTTCTGCGGTTGTATCTGCATTTACTGCACCAGTAAATTCAGTCGATCCCAATCCAACAGCAACTAGACCAAAGTTACCGAATGATGAGTTTGAGTTTGTAAGATCACACTGTCCTCCACTAGAAGCAAAAATACCAATATCGCAGTTAATTGTGAATATTGAAACCAACTGTGCATATCCATTATTTGTGATCGAAACACCAATACCACCTTGATTGTACTGTGTGAATGAATCACAAACCATAGATTTCAAATTAGCACCAATTGTTGCTGCTACAGCATCATCACCATTAATTCTCATACCAATACTTCCTGTCATGAAGTTGGTACAGTTTCGAATATATGGAGATCTCCATCTACCAGTTTCACCCTCTGTAGCTGGTCCAGGATCGGTAAATCCACTAACAGCACTAGTAGGTCCTGATGGTGGAGGGAATGCCACTGCAGCACCACCAGTGTTAGCGACACTAACTCCAGCATCATTTGGTTGTCCGTCAGGATTCTTACATGCGAAGTTAAGATTCTCTATTAAGCATCCTCTTCTAACATGGAATATATCTTGTTCTAAATTCTGAGGTCTAATGGTGACCAATCTCAAATCTTGTCCTACAACAGAAACATCACTTCTTAGACCTATAGGATTATTCTCATCATATACTCCAGATCTTATGAAGATTGTATCTCCAGGTTGTGCAATAGATGCAGCAGCACCAACAGTTCTCTTTGCATCACCTTCCAAATAACCAGTATTTGCATCATTACCATCTACAGTAACCCAAATAGCATTTTCAGTTTCAACACCAGGTGGTCTCCAAGATACTCCACTACCAACAGAAGAAAGACGATAATCTGTTTTACCTGCTGCCACACTTCCATTGACATCAATCAAGGTTGAGTCTAATTCAAGTGATCCTATAAGTTTTGTACTTCCACCAACATTGAGGTTTTCTTCAATACCAACACCACCCTCAACAACTAGTGATCCAGTGTCCTTATCTGAAGATGAAGTTGTTGAATTTAGAACAACATCACCATCAACATCAAGAGTATTGTTTAGAGTCGTTGCTCCATCAACATCGAGAGTATTGTTTAGAGTCGTTGCTCCATCAACATCGAGAGTATTGTTTAGAGTCGTTGCAGAACTTACATCCAGAGTTGAATTTAATATTGTTTCATTATTGACAAAGAGAGTTGAATTCAATGTGGTTGCTGCACCAACACTTAACTCAGCCGTGAGTGTTGTATCTCCACTAACATCAAGTGTTGATTGAAGTTCTGTTGTTCCATCAACGTATAAAGTTGAGTTTAATGTAGTTGGACTATCAACATCTAGTGTCCCTGTAAGATCTGTGGCACCACTAACATCTAGGTTTCCATTTAAATTTGTATTTCCAATTACATCTAGAGCATTTGTAGGTGTATCATTATTAATACCTACATTTGAATTTCTAAAAATATTACCATTTTCTGTGGTTCCCCAATAATCATATGCAAGAACATCTGCAATGTTTGGGTTTAAAGGACTTTGGAATGCTTGAACAGTATCTGTACTTGTTCCTGCTGTATTAACTCCTGCAATAAAGTTCAGTCCTCTATAGGAAGATGGACCAACCAAGACTCCATCATTATAGACAAAGATACCTTCAGTGAATGCAGGTTCAAATTCTGTCCATTTAATACCTTGAGCATCTTTTGTTAGGAATGCACCAACTGGTCCAGGACTATTTGTAGCATCATAAATATTACTCTTAATTTTAACACTACCATCAACATCTAATTTTTGTTCTGGTTGTGTGCTTCCAATTCCAACCTTTCCACTAACAGTGACGTTACCAACAACATCTAGTTCTTGTGTTGGAGTCTGAGATCCTACTCCAACCTTTCCTTCGTCGGATGCTCTTAAAACTGTTCCACCAACACCGACATCCAGTCTCTTTCTGACTGTAAGAATACCAACTTCACCCAACTCCAAATTTACATCTGAAGTAAAAGTTGCTATTCCAGAAAATAAAGAGTTACCATTTACCTTTAGATCACCAACTTCTAGTGGTCCAGATGTTGTAAAATCATAATTTAGTTTTCCGTAAATCGTCAGATTTTCTACAAAATCATCACCAGAACCGAAAGTATATTTGTTTGGAGCTAATCCCATTTGTTTTCTCCTATCCCGCTAAACTTAAAACGGTTTTTAAAATATCGAACGGTTTTGAGAATATTGAAGCATTTCCTAATGCTAAAATGTTTGTATTCTGCATCAGAAGAGCTGATAGTTTTCCTTCTTTAACATATGGCATTGGAACATCATCTGCTAGCATTCTTATATTTTTTGTAGCACCCTCTTCCTGATATCCAAGTCTAATATTTCTTCCCTGAATTACAACTTCCTCTTCACCCTCGATAACAATTTGAGTTGCCTTAAACGTTATAATTCCATCTTCGGCAGTGAATTCAATACCTCCTTTATGAGCAGTAAAAAGACAAGCAACATCCTCTGATTTAATTTTATCTCCACATTCAAACTGAAACTTACTGTCAGTATTAAATCTAGCAATACCACTACCTTCATGAAAACTTTGGTTATATCTCAAACCATCAGCATTGACAGAAACTAACTGATATGCCGTTTTTCCAGCAAATCCTACAACTGTACTTCCAGTTTCAACATATAGTTTTGGACCGAAAGACTCTAGATATCTTGGTTTATTATCGCTCATGTTACACAATCAATAGAAGTAACTATTTCTGTTTGTGGTGGTTGTACAGTAGTCATAATTGGTCTCAATACAGCACCATATCCAGTCTCCGTTCTAATATTTAGTTTTGGTAGGTCAGTATAACGAATTGGTTTCTTAATTCTAACCGCAGTAATTCTTCCACCAGAAACATCCATCTCCAAATCATCATTCTCTAAATCATCCCCATCATCATAATTATCACCAGGATCTTCAACAATAACATCTCTAATGTAAGCATCTTCTTCATCACCTGCTGGATAGTTTTCACCTTCGGTCATAATGATCACTGATGTTATTTGACCATATGTTGGTGAATTTACATTAGTATCAATCACTGTCTTGCCATAGCAACCATAGCCTTGATCACAATTGTCATCAAAGGAAACAAATGGGGCATCCTTATAATCAGTTCCAGGATCAGTAAGTTCTACACCAATAATACTTGCGGTTCTCTTAATGTCTCCACCAATATTATCAGTATCAAATTCTCTCATAAACTTACCAAGAATAACCTTTCCTGCTCCACCAACACCATCGCCACCAAAGAAGGTCACCTTTGGTGCTCCACAAGCAAATACATTTCCGGTATTACAATTTGATCCACCAATTCCTTCATCTGTTCCTGCTCCAGATCCAAAAATATCCCATTGACCATATTCATTTTCAAAGTCATTAATACCTCTTCCAACAGTCTCTGACAAGGAGAAATTATTAATTATATCAAGTGCATCTTCTTGTTCTTTTTCTCCTTTGTCTTTCTTTACACCCCTATCAATAATGTATTTTCTACTTGGTGGACACTTCTCTTTCTCACCACACTTAAGGAAACTTAGAACTTTTCTAATTGTTTTAACAGCACCAACTAAGAAATCTTTTACCTTAAAAATCGTACCAAGAATGTTACTAATTGGAGCAAGCATTGGAGTTATGGCAGAGTCAATAAAATTAATAATCTTCGTTGTTAAAGCACCAATAAACTGCTGAACGGCACAGGTGGGGACGTTAAGAACATTTCTAACCATTCCCATAATAAGATCTTCAATTACACTTGTGAGTGCCTGTGTAACTTTTGATGCTAAACAAGCAAGAGCCTTATTGAGTAACTTAACTGGATCTAATAAGTCTTCTTCTATACCAACAATTTTTAGTAGTGCCTTCTCAGGAGCAGCGATCGTATTGAATATTTGTTGTGTTAATGCTGCCAGTCCACCACTTATCCATTTGTTTATTGCTTTTGATAACTTACCAATCATTGTCCCAACAAAAGTGCTAGCTGCCCTACCAATCTGTCCAACAACTGTCTTAAGTTCTTGTGGGAAATTTAAAATCTTTGAACCAAGTTTTGTAATTTTATTGAAGAAATTTTCAAGATGTGCTTCTACTTTGGCGAAGAAGTTATCCTTACAGGGGTCTGCGAGGAGAATTGTTTTCCCTGTTGTGTCTGAAAGTGCTGGGCAAGTTGTTTCCTTTCCACTCTTAGCATTTTTTTGTCTTTGTTTTTCTCTTAGAGATTTTAGTAATTGTTCTGGACTTTGTTTGTTGAATGGAATTTGAACAGTAGAATTGAGTTCAGCACAAAGATCTGGGTAACTGGCACAGATAATTTTTTTAACCTCTGGATCCAATACTCCAAGTTCCTCCATCTCTTTGGCATAATCTATAAACTCTTGAGATGGTGTTTCTTGTACTGTTGGTCCAGTTTGTTCTGGTTCTGGTTCTGTTGCTTCTAATTGTGCTAGTGTTTTTCCTTCTGTTTCTGCCAGTTGATTTAAAAAGGAGTCTGTTAATGTTCGTACATTAGATCCACCTCTGTCTCTTTCTTCAAATTTTCCATTAGGAAGTTGAATATACCAAACACCACCCTCTCTTACATATACCCTACCACTATATTCTAGGAAAACATCTTCCATTTTTTCTCTACCTCCTCGTGCTGATATTTATTCTTCAAAAAGACTTGTAATTACCCCACCGCCAGGATATTGTTGACCAAGACTACTATCCGCACGATACGGTCTAAATTGAAGATTTTTTAACCTCATAGCTTTTGATAATTCCTCTGATGGTGGCTCGCTCAGGCGAGGTCGTCCAATGGATTCTCCAGAATTAATTTTATTCAATACATCAGTGGAATTTGTAATTTGTTTGGCAACAGCCTTACTTTGTGGTTTAGACACAGTATCAACACCTTGTCCGGGAGTAATGCCAGTTTGCTTTTCAATTAAATCAACTGTCGCTTTTTTTCTTTCTTCATCTTTCTTACCACCATCACCTTTTGGTGGTTGTTTTTTTGTTAATACTCCAGATACAACATTGTCCTGTTGATTATATTCTTGCTGTCCCAGTCCTCCAGGTTTTACATCTTGATCATATCCACTCTTAACTTCAAATCTTCCAGATCCATACTTAACTCCAGAAGTTCTTCCCAGAACATTGGTTATCATTGGAATTTGTCTTTTATCACCATCCAAAAATCTACCAAGAACAACATCACCTGGAGATATTTTTGGTGTTCTTAGTCTTCCTCCAGCACCAGAACCATCACAAGTTCCGAGAGCACATATGGCATATGTAATTTCTTCGTCTTTGATTGATTGATCAACTGGATGATGACCCATTATAGCAACTCTATATCTGTATCCCCATCCAGCAAGACCTGATAATTGATCTTTTTGTGAATCTCCAGATAGAACAATGCCAAGGAACTCATTAGTTCCAGCACCGTAAAAATTTAGACTAGAAGATGAAAAAGCGTCCATTAGCTATTTTTAGTAAAATGTAATCCGTATGAATCTCTAATTAAAAC